GGGGGTGAGTGATGAAGTTTAAAGTAAAAGGCACGGATCTGCTGGTAGATGGCAAGAAATATAAAGAAGGTGCCGAGATAGAGCTGACAAAAGAGCAGGCAAAAGGCATTGAGAAATATCTCGAACCAGTCGAGGCAGAAGAACCTAAAAAAAAGGGAGGTAAGAGATAATGAAGACCTTTCAACCAGTTTTGACCACATCAGTCGTGGCAGCAGTGGATATTGAAAAATATAGATTCATAGGGTTTGACGGAGATTACTGCGGGGCCGATCAAAAGGCTCTGGGTGTTTCCGAGGTTGACGTAAGCCTGGGCGAGCAGTGCTCTGTAATTTGTGAAGCGATTGCCCTGGTAGTTGCAGGCGGGGCGATAGCACAAGGAAAGCCTGTAACTTCCGATGCAAATGGACAGGCAGTAGAAGCCACCAGCGCAACCGTAACAATTCCCCCTGGAACCGCAGATGCGGTGGCTGGTACATACAATGTGGATGGTGGCGTATTGCCACAGGCCATAAATGGTTATGCGCTTGATGCTGCCGCTGGAGCAGGAGAAATTATAAGGGTAAAGCTTGTATAAGGTGATCGGGGATGTATTGCACACTTGATGATTTAAAAGCCCAGATCCCGGAGCAAAACCTGATCGATCTCACGGACGATGAGGGGACCGGTCAGATTAATCAAAGCAGGGTTGATGCTGCAATACAAAATGCGACTGACATTATAAACGGCTATGTGGGGGGCAGGTATGCTGTCCCCTTTGATCCAGTTCCTGGCCTGATTCGGACGATTGCGGTAGATATTACTCTTTATAAGCTTTATGAGCGCAGGTTTGAAACTGAAATGCCAGAGACAATGACAATGCGCTACAAAAATGCGCTCAAGTTGTTAGAGCAGATCCAGAAAGGGATGATAATGTTAGGTGTTAGCGCAAGCACAGGAAGCGAGTCTGCGGTCTATCGGACAAACATGGCTTCTGAGGATCGTATCTTTCGTGAGCTTTTAGATAGGTTTTAAGGCGGTTTTATATGATACAGACAGTTGAGAATGCAATAGTTGACAGGCTGAAAGCGAACATCTCGGATCTAAAAATCGAAGGCTTCCCTGAAAAGCCTTCAGAATATCGCCTTATGCACTCAAAAGGTGCGATACTTGTACATTATCAGGGATCAAAATACTCCTCTTTAAAATCGACCGATCCAGTTGTTCAGGAGAGAACGCTGACTTTTGGAATCACTATTGTAGTTCGGAGATTGCGGAAACAAAGTGGCGCTTATGCGTACATAGAAGCCGTCCGTCAGGCGCTAACTGGCTATAAAATACCAGGATGCACAAAGATGTATCCTACAAGCGAGGAGTTTATCTCTGAGCATGGCGGGATCTGGCAGTATGGGATGTCCTTTTCTATGAGGACTTTGGCAGTTGAGGTGGGTGAGGATGAGCAGTTGCCATCACTCACTAATGTAACTGTAGATAGCGGAGAATACGGAACAACGGAGGTAACGAAATAATGATGTACATATATAACGGACCTCTTTCAGGCGTAACTCTAAAAGATGGTGAAAAAGCAAAAGAGGTGATGCTTTTTCCTGGCAAAGAAATAGATTTGCCAGAGACCAATGAGTACGTGAAAAGGCTTGTAGCTCAAGGCTATCTCAAGCCTGTTGAGGTTAAGAAAAAGGAAAAGAAAAAAGGAGGTAAGTAATGGCCGCAAACTACTTGCACGGCGTAGAAACAATAGAAATAGAAAAAGGATCAAGGCCTATCCGAGCGGTCAAAACAGCAGTAATTGGCCTTGTGGGGACCGCCCCAATTTTTAAGGTAGATGCGGCTGATCGCAAGATAAACGAGCCTGTTTTAGTATTAAACGACCGTGACGCCGCAAAGTATTTTGGCACGCAAAGAACTGGATACACTATCCCACAGGCCCTTGATGCTATTTTTGACCAGGGTAGCGGAATAGTAATTGTTATCAATGTGTTTGACCCAGCCGTACACAAAACATCTGTAACGGGCGAGCAGCACACTTTTGACTCTAATGACCAGATTGATCTTGGGCATGAAGGCCTATCTAACGTGGTTGTCAAAAACCGGGATGGGACAACCACATACACCGAAGGAACAGACTACACAGTTGACTATGTAGAAGGAATTATCACCCGTGTAAGCACAGGAGCGATTAGTTCTGGGGCGACTGTAGCAATAGATTATGACTATGCTGATCCAACACAGGTGCAAAATTCTGAGATTATAGGTACAACCGATGCAAGTGGAAACAGAACTGGAATGCAGCTCTGGCGGGATTCTTATAACCTATTTGGCTTCTTCCCAAAATTGCTTATTGCTCCTGCTTACTGCACTCAAAACAGCGTAGCTTCTGAAATGAACGTCCTGGCGGGCGACCTTAGAGCTATGGCTATTGTAGATGCTCCAATTGGCACCAGCTTTCAGGACGCTATTACTGGACGTGGGCCAGAAGGAACTATCAATTTCAACTATTCGAGCGATAGGATGGTGCTCTGTTACCCGCACCTAAAGGTATATGACCTTGCAACTGATACGGAAAGGCTTGAGCCATATAGCCAGAGACTTGCTGGTGTGATCGCAGCAAAAGATTTAGAGAAGGGCTACTGGTGGTCTCCTTCTAATACTGAAATTAAGGGGATTACAGGTGTTGAGAGAAAGCTTACTGCGCTGATTAATAATCCCAGCTCTGAGGTAAATCTGCTTAATGAAAACGGGATTGTGACAACATTCAACAGCTTTGGGACTGGTATTCGCACCTGGGGTAATAGAAGCGCAGCTTGGCCAAGCGTAACGCATCCGAGAAACTTCATTAATATAAGAAGAACGGCTGATGTTATTCACGAGAGTATAGAATATTCAATGCTCCAGTTTATTGATTACCCAATTAACGATGCTCTGATAGATGCGATAACTGAAAGCGTGAACGCATTTATAAGAACGCTGATTAGTAGAGGAGCACTAATTGACGGCAAATGCTGGTATGATCCTGCAAAAAACCCAGAAGAAGAGATTGCGCTTGGACATATTACTTTTGATATTGAGTTTATGCCTCCTACACCAGCAGAGAGAATTACGTTTGAAAGCTTTATAAATATAGAACTTTTAAAAAGTCTTGGAGGTAGTCAATAATGAAGGTCTTGGTTAATAGGGTTACAAACGCAAACGTTTATATCGATGGGAACAGTCTTCTCGGTCGTGCTGAGGAGATAGATCTCCCTGAGATAAAGTATAAAATGCAGGAACACAAAGGTTTGGGGTTGCTCGGCTCTGCGGAGTTTTTCGCAGGAGTTGACAAGATGGAAGCCAGGATAAAATGGAACTCCTTTTATCCTGAGATGCTGCTCAAGGCTGGCGATCCCAGAAAGGTTGTGCAGTTGCAGGCAAGAGCGAGCCTTGAAACCTACACAGGCCAGGGAGTTGCTTCTGAAGTGCCACTTGTAGTGCACTTTGCAGGCACTTTTAAAAACTTCCCAACAGGCAAATTTAAACAGCATGAGAATGTTGAGCTTGAAACAAATATGTCTGTTTTTTACGTCAAGCAGGTTATTTCTGGTGAGGAAATCCTGGAAGTAGATGTGCTTGCTAATATCTACAAAGTGGCTGGCAAGGATGTATTTGCAAAGTACAGAGCGTTTATTGGTAGTTAGACATAAGTCGGAGGGACATTATGAAGATTAAAAAGGTTGAGCCAAAAGCAAGAAAATTTAAAGAGATAGAAGTCCGTGAACCTCTTGCTCGTGATTATGTGGCTGCCGAGAGGATCGCTGGGACAAGCGAGGGCCTAAAGTTTACTCTCGCCTTGATGTCTCAGTGTTGCAAGTTTGACGGCGAGAAGCTCCCACCTGAAGAGCTAGAAAGCTTGGGGGGTAAAGATTTTTTGCAACTCGCAAACGCCTTGCTGGATACATCTGGCCTGGGCGAATTGGGGAAGCAGTATCTATCCTCTGCAGACACGGAGGATTCGGCTTCGAGGCAGTAATAAATATGCCCGTCACAGAGCTAGCTTACTGGCTTGATTGCCTTGTGGCGGTTATGAAAAACGAGGAACCAGAAACGGGAGAGGAAGCCTGATATATGCTTTTTGAGCTTGGAATCGGCATAAAACTTGTAAACAAGCTAACAAGCCCGCTTAAACAGGTAAACCGTGACTTAAACGAGACCACCCGCACTATGCGGCAGCTCGATACAGTTACGGGTAAACTGTCTCATGGGCTTTCACGTCTTCAGCAAACAGTGCAAAAAGCGTCCCTCCCGTTTAAGCAGCTTCGGGATCAGGCGAGAGCCATTAGAGAAGCCTCCACTGGGCTTGTCTTTAGAGGCACAGCCACAGCGGCCATCTCCCTGGTCCCGGCCTTTTCGGCTATGGGCTTTGAGAAGGGCCTGGCCGAAGTTGCAACGCTGACAGACATGAGCGTGGCACAATTTCGTGAAAAGTATGGCAATAGAATATTAGACTTAGCGAAAGAACTCGGCGAAGATGAGTTAAGGGTTGTGGGTGCAATGTATCAGGCTATCTCCGCCGGGATTGATCCAGAAGAAGCTATCGGGTTTCTTAAATCTGCTGGAAAAGCTGCGATAGCTGGGGTGTCTGATATTTTCACTTCTGTTGATTTTTTAACGACCATTAAAAATAGTTTTAATATCCCAGCAACAGAGATGGCAAAAGTCAGCGACGTGATCTTTCAAACCGTTAAAAAAGGTAAAACAACTTTCAAAGAAATCGCCGATAGCTTTGCAGAAGTAGGTGCATCTGCATCAATTGCGGGCGTATCACTAGAGCACGTTCAAGCAGCAGTGGCAAGAATGACTCTTTCAGGCGTGAAAACGCCATCTGCCTATATAAAAATAAAATACGCCCTAGAGTCCCTGTCTGCCCCAACGAATCAGGCCAAAAAGATGTTTCAGGAGCTTGGCTTAACCATAAACGCTGAAACTCTAAAACAAAACGATTTGCTTGGCACAATGGACATGATTGCCCAGCAGATCGAAAAACTTCCCTTTGCCAAACAGGCAGAAGCGATCTCAAACATTTTCTCCAGCATGGAAGCCCAGGAGTTTTTTAAGG